TTGTCTACCTTGAGTTCCTTGATTACCTTGTAAACCTTGAGTACCTTGAAGTCCTTGAGTACCTTGAAGTCCTTGTAAACCTTGAAGGCCCTGTAAACCTTGAGTACCTTGAGTGCCTTGGAAATTACTTATTACACCTTGAGTACCTTGAACACCTTGAAGTCCTTGAAGGCCCTGTAAACCTTGAAGTCCTTGAAGACCTTGCAAACCTTGAACTCCTTGCAAACCTTGAACTCCTTGTTTACCTTGAAGTCCTTGAGTACCTTGAAGACCCTGTAAACCTTGAAGTCCTTGAAGTCCCTGAAGGCCTTGTAAACCTTGAAGTCCTTGTAAACCTTGAAGTCCTTGAAGTCCCTGAAGGCCCTGTAAACCTTGAAGTCCTTGTAAACCTTGAAATCCTTGTAATCCTTGAATTCCTTGAAGACCCTGTAAACCTTGAAGTCCTTGTAAACCTTGAAGACCCTGTAAACCTTGTACTCCTTGAGTGCCTTGAAAATTTGAGATAATACCCTGAATGCCTTGAAGTCCTTGTCTACCTTGAACTCCTTGCCCACCCTGAGTACCTTGGAAATTACTTATTGTTCCTTGAAGACCCTGTAAACCTTGAAGTCCTTGCCTACCTTGAGTTCCCTGATATCCCTGTAAACCTTGAAATCCTTGTAAACCTTGAGTACCTTGAACTCCTTGTCTACCTTGAGTTCCTTGATTACCTTGTAAACCTTGAAGTCCTTGAGTACCTTGAAGTCCTTGTAAACCTTGAGTTCCTTGTAAACCTTGAGTTCCTTGTAAACCTTGAGTTCCTTGAAAGTTTCCTGGAGATCCTTGAAGTCCTTGATTACCTTGTAAACCTTGTAAACCTTGTAAACCTTGAAGTCCTTGAGTACCTTGAAAGTTGCTTAGTACCCCCTGAACACCCTGCAAACCTTGAACTCCAGAATATGTAAATACAATAGATAGTTCATCACCAGAACTAAACATATCTCCAGAAACATAACTAACATTAACTTTATAATAAGTATGAGAACCAAAGATTGAATTTAAACTAACTGATGTGTCAGTTATAGGAGTATTATAATAAACATTATAAATTAAAACATCAGTTAAAGATCCTGTTCTTTTAGAAATCCATAATGTTCCTTTGGTTGGATTACTACTAGCAGTTACCCATCGATTATACCAATAAGACCTAGATATTCCGTCTTCATCATTTCCAGAAAGGTAAATTTCATAAACACTATTTGCACTACTATTATTAAATCTAATTTCACCAGTAACCATTTTATTAACAGCACCATTAACACCATCAAGGTATGGTTGACTTGTTAATGTTCCACGAAAATATGGAACTCCAGATTTGGGTCCAAGAATACCTTGAGTTCCTTGAAAATTACTTAATGCTCCTTGAGTTCCTTGTCTTCCCTGTAATCCTTGAGTTCCTTGAGTACCTTGCCTTCCTTGAAGACCTTGAGTACCTTGAGTGCCTTGAAAGTTTCCTGGAGATCCTTGAGTGCCTTGAAGTCCTTGAGTACCTTGCCTTCCTTGAAGTCCCTGTAATCCTTGAGTTCCTTGAGTACCTTGGAAATTTCCAATAACACCTTGTGGTCCTTGTATCCCCTGTGTTCCCTGTAAACCTTGAGTTCCTTGAGTTCCTTGAAAGTTACTTATTATACCTTGAACTCCTTGAGCTCCCTGTGCTCCAGAAGAAGAAAAATTAAAAGCATATACCGTAACATTTGATGGCAAAGAACCAGAAACATAAACAACTGAAATTGCCCAATATCCAGAAAGTTTAGTAACATCAGTAACTTTCCAAATATTTGCAGTATTTCCACCTTGAGCAGATTGAACGATGTATAAGTAACCTAAAAAAGATAATCCTGTATTATAACCAGTCCATGTTGAATACCAAGAATTTTGATCATTTCCAAGAAAATCTAAATTATCAATATAAATTGTGTTTACATTTGATATTGTTGAATTATTATATTTAAATTGACCAGTTGATGGATCAGTATTATTTGTATCTGTTATAAACCTATAAGGAATTCCACCCCTATCACCCAGGTTTCCTTGATCTCCTATTGCACCTTGAGCACCATCATGTCCTTGAAGTCCTTGAACTCCTTGAACTCCTTGAGTACCTTGATTATTACTTAAAGCTCCTTGAGCACCACCAGATCCTTGTAATCCTTGAGTTCCTTGTCTTCCTTGTAATCCTTGAGTTCCTTGTCTTCCCTGTAATCCTTGAGTTCCTTGAGATCCTTGAGTACCTTGAAAATTACTTATTACACCTTGTATACCCTGCAATCCTTGAGTTCCTTGAAATCCTTGATTTCCGCGCACTCCTTGATTACCTTGAGTACCTTGCCTTCCTTGAAGACCTTGAGTACCTTGAAAATTACTTAATGCTCCTTGAAGTCCTTGAGCACCTAAGGTTCCTGTAATTGTAAGTCTTTTATCTCCTGCAATATTTTGTGTCGTAAGTGCTATTCCAGGACCAGCTACAATTTTTACAGTATCTAATCCAACAGCAATTAAAGTTGGTTGACCTGCTACTTCCCAATATTTAAATGTACTATTTAATGCAATTTGAACTGCACCATTACCCAAATCACTTACTGCAAATCCAGAATCAGTATCAAATCTTATTGCTTTTACATTTTGAACAACATTTAAAATTGCATTATTATTTAAAGTATCAATTTCACTTACTTCTATACCAACGTTGGATAAATTAGAACCATCACCATAAAAACTAATAGCACTAACAACACCAACATTACCATATATGGTAACACCAGCACCAACATAAAGATTATCAATCTCTAAACTTGATAGATCCTCGGGTGGTTTGTCAGTCTGATAGATTTTAATTCTAGTCATAGATCTCTTATGTCGTAGTTCCAACCAGCGATTGAATATGGTGTATTATCACCTGGGTAATCATCTGGAGTTTTACCCTCATATTCGACAATTAATTTTTCTCCCAAACGATCCGCCCATATATGATAATAACAATTTATAGATGTTCCATTTCCAGATTTAATAATAACTTTTCTACCCCATTCTATCTTCTCAACAATTAAATCTTGAGTATGTCCAATTTGAGTGAGATTGACGGTAATTGTTTCAGGATCAACCAATCCATTCCAATAATCTGGAAGTTCAATAATATTATTATTGTGCAATCTTCCTCTAATATAAACTGCGGCTTCTGGTCCTTCAACACACGCATGTCTTAATCTGTATCCAGGTTTATTTGGATGAAGAATATCAAAAGTTTTTTTGGTAACTCTTAATTCCAAAATTGCTGCTGCAATATCAGCAACTCCAGATACGGATACAGATCCTTGAAAACTAGATTTAACACAATCAACAGATAATTGAGCCCCTCTAATAGCAACTGACTTTGGACCATTAAGTTCAAGACGAGTTGCTGCAGTTACCATAAAGTTTGAAGAACTGAATTCTGAAGAAAGAGCAGTAACTTTAAAATTCTTTCCTGCAATTTCAGTAGCACCTCCCAATTTTCCAACTCCACTTCCTTTTGGTCCACCCAAAGGAGCACCAGCTACTGTAAGATTTCCAAGTATTGTAGTTGATCCTAAGAAATTACTATCTCCAGTTACTGATAATGCTTGTGGATTTGTAACATTACTTCCAACAACTAAAGATGCATTTATAACTTTATTATATGCCGATCCAACAAAACATTGAAAGATGTTAGCAGATCCTGGAGGAATAAAACTTGTTGGAACATTTAAAGCAGCTCCAAGAACTGGATGTGTTACTTCTAAGTATGAAGTTGAAAGTGAATCTATGTTATGTACAGCCATGATATTATATTATTTCAACCTCTCCACAAGTTTTTGAAAGTCCTTCAACAATAGAAGACCAATTTCCAGAAAGTAAAGATTGAATAGATTTTAAAGTTACAGGTCCTTTGGTACTCATTTTTCCATAAAGATTTATAAAATTTGAACTTACAATATTAATTCCAGATGTTCCAGTCAAACAAATTCTAGTTCCTGCTAAACGAACTTCTTGTGTTGATGCAAGAATTATCATTCCATTAGAAGATACTAAAAAATTACCTTCTTTTTTATCTCCAGTAGTTTCTAAATGAATGTTTTTAGCTTTTAAATAAATTGTTCCTCGTTCTGCATTTATAACAAGATCTCCATTTTTTGCTACAATAGATCTGGCAATTTCTTCTTTTTTTGTTGGATCAATAGTATAACCGCTTACTTCGTGATATGATTTTTGAATATGCTCTATTTTAGATCCATCATTATGCCATACACAATGATTATTAGCAGAAGTCATTATAGTAAAATCTCTGTCATCATCATATCCTTCAGGTCCAACTGGACCACAATGGACAAATGCATGTGGATTATTTGCAATAGTAAAATCTGGTGCTTTTTGTTGAGTCATTATCTTAATACACAGTCTACTACTCTCAAAAGTTTATCTGTTCCTATACGGTCTAGTTCTTTCTGAGTAAATTTTGAAGCAGGAATAAATCTAAGTATTGGTCTAAATTTTGCTCCAAGTCCATCTACAGTATTTATTCTAATTTGTGGAATGGTTACAAAACCATTTCCACCAGATATAACATTTATATTAACTATTTGCCCAGTTGGAGAAGTTGTAATAGATAACTCTGCTCCATTATTTCCACCAACTATTTCAACTTTATCTCCCGATGTATAACCAATTCCTGTATTAACAATTTCAACATTATAAATTTGCGATATAACTTCATTATTTTGAGTACCAACTCCACCTCCAGTACCAGCTGCACCCCCAGTACCAGTTCCACCTCCACCTCCAACAGTAGTTACATTTACACCTGTTCCAATAGTTGTACCAGGAGTAACACCTATTCCAGGTAAACCTGTAGTGTTGATTGTTGTTCCAGGTGTCCCAATTGTGGAATTTCCTGTAGGATCAATATTAGCACCATTAGACGATTGAGTATCTGATGGTAAAAATTTAGTTATATTGTTTGTAGAATTATCTCCACCTCCACCATTTGGTGTAGTGCCTCCTGGTCCTCCTCCATCTGCAGGTATATTAGCATCATTTCCACTATTTGGAGTATAAATTCCACCCGTTATTAAATTTTCTAAACTTCCACTATTAATTTCTCCACTATTTTGATTAAGATTATCAGTTACAGTTCCAGTTAAATTAATTACATTACCAGATGCTGTTGTTGTGGGAGTTTTTTGTGGAGCAGTCCAATTTGATAATGGACTTTTTGGAGAAACTATTTCTATAGAAACATATTTAACGTCGGTATTGTTTCCAACTGGTGCTTTAGTATTAGTTGCTTTTAAAACATAAGTATTAATTATATTTGATCCATCTGTTGGAAATACCAAATTGTTAGGTAAAACTATAGATGCTGAACCATTTGCAATTAAATTATCATAAATTGGTGTTACAATTCCTGAACCTGTAGATAGACCCAATCCAACAAATGTTGTATCTGTAGTTTGCCAATTAAATTTAATTACTTTACCAACAGTTGCAATTGTTGGATTCGCATCAAAATTAAGTATAGATGGTTTTAAAGATGATGTTGTGTTTGGATTGGGAGTAGATGGAGATGATCCTGGTAAATAAACTTCAACATCAAAATCTTTAGTAGTTTCTATTTTTTCCCATCCTGGAACATCTTTTGATGCAGTTAATGTATATTTTATTATTTTAGACGTTGCTCCTGATGGAAAACTGATATATGCAGATGAAACACCAACAGACTGATTACCAGTAGTTGGAAGTTTTGAGTATCCAATTAAAGGATATTCTTGAGAAGATAAAGAAACATTTGTTGCATTTTGAGTTTCCCAAGAAAATAATATGTTTTTTTCTACTTCAACCGATGTAGGAGTTCCAGTAAAATTCGTTATAACTGGTGGTAATGGGAAGGTATCTGTATATCCTATTCCAGGACTAACCATTCCAATATCTTCTACTTCACCATTATCATTTATAATTGGAAATCCAGAAGCATAACTTCCACATCCTCCAGGATCAACAAAACTTACAAATGGTGCGGATGTATATCCACTACCACCATAAAACATATTAACACCTACAACTTGTCCTATTTTATTAACAACAGCAGCACCTGCTGCTCCAGATCCACCACCACCAAAAATTTGAACATTTACACCACAATTAAAATCTCCATAATAACATCCTCCAGGAGAAGTATAATTTCCATTCTTCCCTTTACCAAAAAAATCATCCATCCATCCACTAGCAGTTTTGCCAATAGAAGAGCTAAAAGAAAAACTACCCCAATTATCAGTTTTTGTATTTTGAGGTTTTCCAAAAGGACCTGCCGCAAATGCTTTTAATTCATCATTACATTCTGGTTTTTCGCATAAAAATCCTTCAAATCCAAGTATATAATCTATTACTTGAAATACCGATCCCATTATTTTGGAAACAGGTGCTAATACTTTATTAATTTTATCAAAAAAAGGTTTTAGTGCATTATCAATATCAGTTAGAAGTTTATTTAAAAGAGCATTAATAAAAGACTCTGCTGCACAAAAGGGAACGTTTATAACATTACCAATTAAACTGTATAAAAAGTCACCAACTAAATTAAATAATCCTTCAATAATTTGATCAAATTTACAAACTATTTCATCTATAATTTTATGAAGTACTGCTTTTTTTGCTTCTGCAGTTAATGGAGTTGTTACTGTATCTAAAAGATCTTCAATACCTTTTTTTATTTTTTTAAGAACCCATTCTCTTGCTCTATGAACTAAAGTTTTTAATACTCCTGCTATTTCCGAAATCGTTGCATGTATTTCGGATTGTAAATTTTGTATTGCATTTATAGTTTGATTTACATACTTATCAAGATATTTTTTAATTCCTCTTAAAATGATAAAAAATTTCTTCAATATTACATAAATGTTTCCTGCAATACTTTTTCCACATGCGTTGGCTTTTGTATGTGGAGTTTCACACATCTCACGATACGATTCAATAGCTCTGCTATTTCCAACATAAAATTTTCCTGATCCTCCTTGAGTTTTTACAAAAGAATCAAAAAATTTATTACCGCTTTCATCAATAGTATTATCACAAAAATTATTATCAGCGTTATAAGATGTGGAATTTTTTAAATCCATTTTTAATTATATACTCCCTTACTTTTTAAAATAATTGCTTGGTATACCAAAATCCAATCCTTGCTTTACTTTTTTTCCTGGTTGACTTGAACCAGTCTGATGATATAATTGTGGTTTGATAGTTCCATACCAATTTAAAGTTTTCTTAAATTCTGAACTTTGTTTTGCCTCTGCTTCAGTAGATGTAATTTCATATTTTGGATCACTTCTACCAAGAACACCAAGTATTAAAGGCAAAGGTTTTTCTAAAGAAGAATTAATAAAAACTCCAATTACCCATTCACCACCTGTTATTCCTGTACTCATTCTATTTAGAGCACCATGACTAGTTGATCTTAATATAATTGCCCAGTCCAAATCTTTATCGGGAAGTTTACTACCTTCCGCTGGATGATAACCAAGAATTCTAACTTTTACTCTATCCCCCCAACCATTTGGATCCACACGATTTGCTGTTTGATCCAAAGGAACTTGTCCGATGAACCATTTTGGTGGAGATTTTCCAAAAAATCCTGGATTAAACATTTTACTTATTTACTTATTTGTATATATTCCAGATGTATCACGAACTATTCTTAATGAAGAAAATGATCTTTTTGAAGTAAAATTATGACATAAGTGTGTAATTATATATCTTCCACTTTGAAGTTGGCCAATAGAACCAGAACTTAAATTACTCGAAGATCTTTTCTTAAATTCGCAAGTTATTACATCTCCAGCTTTTAATTTTAAATTACAAGGAACAGTAATATCCAATACTTGACTCATGAGCAAATTATATCTCATGATAGATTGGGGAAGATAATATCTTTCATTATTATCAATATTTGTGGTTATGCCAGGATTGGTTAATCCAGAATCCAAAACAAAAAAGTTTGTTCTTGTAAAGTTTTCAGATTGATCAAAAGCATTTGAATAATCTACAGAATTACCTAAATTTTTAAATCCAGTATCTTTAGATAAACTAATATATTCTTGTTTATATTCAAAACTACTAAAATCAAAAGATATATTTTTAGATTTATAAAGACCAACTCTTAAATCATTTGAAAGATTTGAATTATTTTTATAGCTTGGATCATTTAAAATTCTATAATTTGTGTTTGGATCATCAAGACTATTTGTTGCCACATTATGATAATTATATGTTGCAACAGATTCTGAAGTTATTATGTCATCAATTGATTTAAAATGAAATCCTTCTTTAGTTTCCCAAAAGAAAAATCCAGGTCCACCAGAAGATGCTAATGATTTTGCAGCAACTGAAATAATAATATCAAATGGTCTTTGTCCATTTCCACTTATAGAACTGCTGTTTGATGTTGGATTAATTTCTAATTTTTGTTCTGATATTTTTAATTCTTCTGTTAAAATTTGTTGTATGGAACTTGAAATAGTATTATAATATTTTTTATAGAGTTTTACGTTTTCGTTAGCTATGGAATATTGAGAAATTAATTTTAAATTTACACTTTCTTTAGTGTCATCTTGAAAAATAGGAATTGGATTAGAAACATACATCGGTGCTGATGTAAAATTAAGTTGCCCAGAAGCATTTTCTATTATAAAAGAAATTTTTTCTTTTCCTTTACCTTGAATAGGAAGTGCTTCTAATAAAGTTCCAGTTCTTTCTTGAACATCAATAGATTTATTTGATTTGACAAGATCTCCACTATCAACGTAAGTTAGAGATGCAGTAACTATAGGTGAAAAAATACTTTCATAATAAGAAAAGTTGACTGTTTTCCAATCTATATAAATGCTAGTTTTATCCCTAGTAATTTTAATTTCTTTATATTGGGATGCTCTTGAAAAACTTGCCATGTCTTATGAAAGTAGTGTAGATCTTATACTTCTTGAATTGGAGGTCGATTGAGAAATAAATATTGGAACTATTTGAGTTGGTCCAGGAACTGGAACTGTTTGAGTTTCTCCTGGAACAATATAAGCAGTTTCTTGATTTAAAAGAATTACATTACTTGCAGAATCATTATTTTTAATTCCTGAACTTCCATCAAAACCACCTTGTTTTTTAACTGGTTCAACTTTTTTATTTTTATTTTTTATTTCATATAAAAGATTATTTAACAAATTTTTATCCAGTTGCAATTCTTTAGCACCAATACCAAATAATCCCCCAGTTGTTACTTTAATAACATCTTTGCCGTCTTTCTTTTCAACAGAAACAGTTTTATCACCAACAGTCATAGATTTTGAACCATTCATTTCTGTAATAATATTTTTTTCCAATTGCTGTTCTTTTGTTAAAGGAGGTAAAACTGTTGGAGCAGTTTTTGCAGATTTTCCTTTATAAGTATTGTACCATTTTTTAGCATTTATTTTTCTTTCTGCAACACCACCAGAACCAACTTCATATTTTTTCCTCCAAATTTCAGCTGCTTCTTCTGGTGTTTTTGCATTTCTAATTCCCTCTAAAGCTGGTTGATAGTATGCACTATTAAGTTCCTCCCAAGAAAATCTTAATTGGGTATCTAAATCCCAAGGATCCCATTTATGTTTTTTTGCAAAAGAAGTTAAACTTAACCATCTACCTTTTTCAGCCCATTGAAATAGTCCAAGTGCATCAGTTCCATCTGGACCCATTCTTTTTCCACGTGCTTTAGGATTGAATGTACTTTCGTCTTCAGCATTTCCAAGAATTCCCGCAACAGCAATATCACTTAAACCTTTTTCTGGAGATTTAAAGAAATTCCACACTTTTTCAGCTCCTTTTCCTGGAGTTTTTTGTTGCATTTGTTCTTCTTGCCTTTTCATTAATGCAGAAAGATTAGTTGGACCAGAATTTAAGTGACCCATAAAATATTCTTTTCCATCAGTATCCTGAATAACTACAACATTACCATATCCATCATATCTTGGATCAGATCCTTCTTCAATATATTTTACAAATTTAACTCCACCTCTTAAAGTTATTTGAGAATTAGTTGGTGCTGGCCAGTCCTCACCAGCATGAAATATCATTCTTTTTTTAATTGGATGGAATCTCATACCAACTGGAGAACTACTTGCATAATTATTTGAAGTTAAACTTTTACCGCTTACAAATATATTTTTTCTTAGAGATAATGGAATTTTTTTATCTTTAGACATCGCTTCCAAATGTATGTGTGGACCTGTTGATTGACCTGTACTTCCCACGTGCCCAATAACTTCTTTTTCATTTACCGATATTGCTTGATCTGGTAAACTATATGTTCCTCCTGGTCCAGGAGGAACATTTAAATCTTCGTCTCCATATTTTTTTTTCAACTTGGAAAGATTATCATAACTTTTCATGAACTCACTAAACATAGAAAGATTGTTTTGCTCTTTTTTCAATCTTATATTTTGACTATTAACATTATTCTCATAAAACTTAAAGTAATTTACAGTTTCTCTTGCTTTTCTTCCTTTTGCAGTTCCTGCAGGAGAAGCATAAGGACCAGCATAAGTTTTTCCACCATCTTTAGATATTAAATTAGGACTTTCTGAACCTGCTACTTGTTTTGGTGGCGTATTTTGCTTTCCAAATCCAAACATTCCACCAAAGAAGTTTTTAATTGTTCCACCAATTGAGAATTTTTGAACTTGCTGTGCTCTATTTACTGCCTGATATCTTCCGAATTCTTGCGGGCTAAATTGAGCAGGTAGCCAAGATGTTGGTACTTTAGTCGCTGTCCCAGTTTTATCATTAGGATCCATAGCACCCATAATTGTTCTCCCATTACGGGTAATAGGTGCCATAATTGTTGATGGAGATTCCTTTATTGGTTTATTATTTCGATCTACAAATACACTAGTTCCTTTATTGGGATCATATCCAGGTGCTGGTGCTGCTTGTGCTTTTTGTGCTTTTTGTTGTATTGCCTGCTGCTGCTGTTGAGCACCTTTTTTTACTGCAGGATTTTGTAATGCAGTTTTATAATTTGCATAAGTTCTTCCAGTTGTACTTGAATAATATTTTCCTTTACTTCTAGCATATGCCTGCGCTGCTTTTGCTGGTGGTTTATATCCAAGAGATGACATCAAAGCACTAATACCATCTCCTAAATCATCAAAAAACTTAATTAATTTACCAATTTCATTTCCAGCAGTTTTAATAGTATCAAGAGCAAACTTAAACGATCCTCCAATAATAGGCATTAAGGTTTTGGTTAAATCCAAAATACCCATCATACCTTTGGCAATAATATCAAAAGTAAATTTTAAAACATTACCTATCCATGGATTATCTTCAAAAAACTTTTGTATTTTACCTAATACATCTTGAAGTTTTTTAACTATCATAGGTAAATTATTAACTAAAATACCTAAAAGTATAATTCCAAATAATTCTTTTAATTTATCAATAATACTTAATGGTTTTGCCAATAACATTCCAGCAATATTTTTTAATGTTGATCCCATAGTACGTGGGGATTCAATTTTATCTTCTTTATCTTTTACAATTTTTTTCTTCTTTTCAAAAAGAGAAAACTTTTTCTTTTCTTTTTTAATTTTATCTAATTTCTTTCTATCAAACACTAAAAGGCTTTTAATGTTAAAAACATTAAATTTTAATTTTTTGGTTGCTTTTTCTGTTGCCTTTTCTGTTTTTTTTCCTGCTGTTAATTTCATCTTTTACTAAACTACTAAAATTCCGTACATAGAAGGAGTTATAAAGATATAATCATTACTTTCATCAATAGGAGAAATAGAAGGTAATGAAGTTCCAGAAGGTGAAGATGGTAAGGATTTTGGTTGTGATGGTTTAGACAAATTAACCACTTTTGGGGGAAGATTAATTACACTAATATTTCCACCAGAAGATCTTGATCCAGATAATTTAGAACTTTCGGTGGATATTGGTACAGGAATCACATATACATTTTTATCACCCATTATTGTTTTTTCAATTTGTGGATTAACTAAGTTTTGTGTTAAATTAAGTGGATTTTGAATATTAATATTTGGAGTAGATACATTTGACCTAGATCTATCTAAAAGATTTCTAATTGAGTTGGTAAAATCTTGATATCTATTATTTGCTTCCCTTCTACCCATTTGTTCACCAATCCAACCACCACCAGGAATACCAGTTTGATTTCCTTTGTTTTTACCAATCTGTCCACCAACATCTTGCACTAACCCACCAATTCCATTATTAATTTTTTCAATTACATTACCTCCACCAAAGGAAGGTCTTAAAGTACCTCCACCAGTTGGACCACCTTTTTTATTTTTTCTTTGTATATCAGTTGATTCTTTATCTAATAACTCTTTAAATTGTTTAATAACTTGACCATATTGAGTTATTAAATCTGTCATGATTGATTCATTAACACCTTGTTTTCTAACAGCATTTGCAAAACTTTGCCACAATCTACCAGCATTATCATTAATATCTTTCAGAAGTGGTCTGAAAAGCATCGCTGCATTAGTTTTGATAACTTCTTCACCGGGAGCAAGAAGCGCATTAGCGCCACCCATCATGGTTTTAGCACCAGATGCTATCGTGGCTGAAATACTATCAACTCCTAAGCGTCCAGGACCACCAACAGTTCCACCACCTGCTAAACGAGGAATAATTCCACCTTTAGAGTTTTCTGTAATAAATGTAGATCCAAGTGCAATTTGAACTGCACGACCAACCTCTACACCAGTTTTTATAATTTGTATTGCTTTTGAGGTAACTTGAATAACTTGTTGTGGATTTAAATTTGGTCTTTTTTCTTTAACTATTTTTTCTACTTGGTTTTGTAAAATTTTTTGATTTACAGGTTGGTTTAAAGGTTGATTTGATAATGGTGAATCATTTTTTAAATCTGGAGTTAATTGATTTGGATCATTACCAAAAATATTATAAATGCTTTTTGGTATTTCATCCGCTTTTAATTCACCAAGAGCCTTAAGAATATAAGCATTTGGAATACTTGGTGATCCAGTAATCTGATTAACTATATTTAAATATTTTTCATTTTTTGCATCAATTCTTAATTGATTTATTTGTTTTTTATATTCTTGAGGATTTGATGTTTTTAATTGTTGTAATTGTTGTACCTTATCCGCTACTCTTTTTTGTTCTAATTGTCCAAGTCCAAATTGAGCAAAAATAGAAAATAATCCACTTCTTGTTCCCATAGGAACACCAGATCTAAGTGAAGATGGCGAAATAGGTTCACCAGAAGGTCTTGCAGTAGGTGTTCTTGTAAAAGGAACTCTGTTGTTAGCAGCTACTGGTGCTTGTATTGGTTCTGGTTGAGAAGGAGGAGAAGGTGGACCAGGTGGTGGAGATTTAGGTGATATTGGTAATATCGGAGTTGGTTTTGGGGCTGGTGCTTGCTTCTGTTGTTGTGGTTGAGGTGTTTGTGGTTGTTTTTTTAATAATGATAAAAATGGTGCAAATGCAGCAGTTGTTAATAATGCTTCGGCAAGACTTTGTAAAAATCCAGGTCCTTTTTTAGGATCTCTAATTAAACTTTCAACACAATCATTAACTGGACCACAATCAGGAAGTCCTTGTGCTGGAGATTTTGGACAATTACAAGGTAGTTTTGGTTTAGATCTAAAGAAATTTATTAATCCTTTGATTGCACTTGCAATCTTCCATATTTTTCTAACTAATCCTAATAGTTTAATTGCACCAAAAACTATTAGAAGTTCTTTCCAATAATCTTTTAAAAATTGGAAGAATTTTTTTAATTTTTCTTGATTTTCTGGTTTTTGTAACCACTTAAAGGCAGTATTAACTAAAATTCCAGTTAGTATTATAGAAAAGAAATCTAATAATTTTTGGAATATACTTTTTGCTGGAGCAACTACTGCACTTAAAGTTTTTCCTAAAAATCCTCCACCACCAGATTCTATTTTTTTCTCTTTATCTTTAACTTTTTCTGCTGCAATTCTTTTTTTAGATTCTTCTAATTCTTTCTTTTCTTGATTAATTCTAGAAAGAAAATCTAAAGATAATTGCTCTTTAATTTGAGATAATATCTTATTAGATTGCTCTAATAATTTTTGTATTCCTATTCCAGACTGTATATTTTTTACTAAAGATTCTTTGTTCTCTTCTCCTTTAATAGGAACTAAAGAATCTGGAACTAATGTGACTAAAGGTTTGATAAAACTAAATTTTGTTTTCTTTAGTTCAACCCCAGGTTTAATGGCACCACTAATTAACGTAGACTTAATATTTCTACGATTTAATTTTGGAATAGATGGTGCCTTATAAACCTGATCGATTTCCACTTTGTTGTTGTGCCTTTAGGTTTTCCTCTTCAATATACTGTTGTAGAAGAGAAATATAAATTTCTCTTTCCCATGGCATCATATTTTCCAACTCCGTCAAAGAATATTTATGATGTTGCATCATAGCAAAATTAATTCTAATATATGACTCAAGACTAGTATGAGCCATACTTAGGTGAAAAAACTGGCAAGGCCCTCCAATACAACTTCACTTTCAACTTTTGTTTTAGGATTTGTAACTTCAATTTTGTGAGATAATTTAGGCATCGTAGTAAAGAAATTTTCAATTTCTTTTAATTGTTTAGTATTCATTTGATCTACAAATTCTCTCATTTCTTTCTTGGTACAATCTGCACCAGACCAAGATTCTTCTTGATTGTAAATCATATCAATACACGAAACAATCATATCTAATGACTTATCTACGTCATTATTATCATTATTAAATTCAAAATTATTTTCAACAAATTGATCTAATGAAGGATATCTCATTTTCATAGAAAGTTCATCATCCAACTTAACAATTTGAACATGATTTGGATCTTTTTGAACTTTAATACTATCAATATCAATATTCATTTTGACTTGAGTTTCACCATCATCTGGACAGATGATATTAACTTCAACACTTTCTCCAACTGATTTTGCTCTTACGTTTAAGAAAATATATTCAATATCAAAAGTAGAAAGATCAGCAATCTTAATTCCTTTTGTAAGAATACATTCGGTTAAAATCTGAACGATAGCATTAGTTATTTGCTTCATATCTTCAGATTCTAAAGCCATGATAAGAATTTTTTCTTCTTTTACAAGAAAAGGTCTGTACTTTATTTTCTTTCCTGTTGAAGGAATCTCCAACTCATATGTTGGAGTACTAATTTTAGGTAAAGGCATAATCCTCGAATACAATTCAGGTTGAATTATTTATTACCTATTTTAAACAATAGGATTATTTCCGATTGCATCAACTCCAACATATCCTGATGTAGTTGCAGCATCTGGATTTTCTCCAGGAGTAACTTCAACTGTGGCATTTTCTCTTCTCATAATATACCTATCATAATTCATCGTAACAGTTACTTTCATTATCTCAGCATCTCCGTATGCAACTGGAATTGAAGTTACTGATTTTGGAAAAGCATTAACTAATTGAAAAGAAATATTTGTTGCATATGCAGTTGCAAAATCTCTTTCAAATTTTTTAATATAAATTCCATCAGTTTTATAATCATCTGGATAATTAAATCTTCTATAATAACCAGGAGTCGGTGAACCTGCAGTTTGTTGTGCTAATGCACTTCCTCCAGAAATAAAATCCATCCATGCTTCAAAAAATCCTAAAACTTTATATTGTCTGTCAATATAAAAAGTAAAATCAATATCGGTGTTTATTCTGGTATGAGCAAACTCTTGAGAAACTCCCATATAATTATCCTTAACTTCTGCAGTTGCATATGATGAAGTTGGAAGAGAAGCATCAGAGCACAAAAGTCCTAAATTAGTTTTAAAATCTGTATTAAAATCAATTGACCCATATTGAGTTCCCGCCTTTAAAAATTTGGTAAATTTGTCTTTGGGTGGAAGAATAGTAACTTGAAATAAGTTTGACCTTGCCAAATTTAAAAATGTTGGCAACGTAGTCATATTGACTGTGCCAACTGGTGGTATTGGAACTCCCATCTAAATATCTACAAGATACTATGTTATGAATTATTTAGATGTCATATAAGGGAAAATATAAACCATCACATCCACAAAAATACAAAGGAGATCCAACTAATATCATATACAGATCTCTTTGGGAAAGAAAATTTATGGTTTATTGTGACAATAATGACAGAATTTTGGAATGGGGATCTGAAGAAATTGCTCTACCTTACCGTTCTCCTGTAGACAATAGAATTCATAGATATTTTCCAGATTTTTATATCAAAGTAAAAGAATCAAATGGACAAATTGAAAAATATTTAATTGAAATTAAACCATTAAAACAACTATCTCCTCCACAAAAACCAAAACGACAAACAAAACAATACCTTTATGAAGCATATGAGTATGCAAAAAATCAAGCAAAGTGGAAAGCAGCAAAAGAATTTTGTGAAGATCGCCAATGGCAATTTAAAGTTATTACAGAAAAAGAATTAGACATCTAAAATGCCAAGAAAAACTTTAAAACAAAGAAATCAAGAAAATACTGATACTGATAGTAATGTTAATCGTCTTCGAAAAATAACAGATAACTTAATTGGAACTGAAGACGCAGATGATCTAATGCTTGAAATAATATCCGTTTTAAAAGAAAGTGGAAAAACTCCTAGTGCAGGAAAATACTATGTTTTTGTATATAATCCAAAGACTCCAAATATTGAATATGATCAAAATCCCCTAGTGGCAGTTACTGATGTTTTTTCTTGGGGATTTAGAGGAATTAATTTTCATTGGGGAAAAGTTCGCCAATATACTTGGGACGAAATTGCTGGAGGAATTTATGAAGTCTATTCTTCAGAACTAAAAGATTTAAAAACTATTCCATTTGGTAAATTTCGTCTAAATAGTTAAAAAACTAATATGGCCATAGAAGGCATAAGATATCCAGTAGATTTACAAATTGAAAAAGATACTGATTATTTTAAAATACAAGTGCTTAATTATAAAAAAACACCTGATATGGGTTTGATTAATAATGCAACAACTACTGAACTAGAAGCAAAATCGAATATTCTTTTACCCATGCCCTCAAACATACAGGATGCCAATACTGTGAGTTGGGGTGATGAAAAGATGAATAATATTGCAGCAGCTGGTGTTAATGCTTCTGAAAAATTAATGGACATAAATTTTAATGATTTGGCAAACGGTAGTAAAACAGCGACACAAGGAGCAATAGAAGAATTTGGAAAATCTGGATTAAATTTGGGCGAAGCAACTGGGTTATTCAAAAAACAATTAGCAGCAGAAGCAGTTAATATTTTTGGAGCAAACGTAAGTATTGATCAAATATTAGCACGTCAAAATGGAACAATTTTCAATCCGAATTTAGAATTGCTATTTAATGGAGTAACTCTTCGTGATTTTAGATTTTCTTTTAAGATGACTCCAAGAAGTGATAAAGAAAAAAGTAACGTTATAAAAATTATAAGAACATTTAAAAAATATATGGCAGCAAAAAAAGATGGAGATAATAAAAATCTTTATTTGAGTGCTCCACATGTTTTTAAGTTATCTTATATGAAAGGTGCTAAGGCACATCCATTTTTACATAAATTTAAAGATTGTGCATTAAAATCAGTATCTGTAAATTATACTGGTGAAAATGTATATGCAACATATTGGGATGGTACTCCAATATCAGTAATTATAGATTTAAATTTCCAAGAATTAACGCCAATTTATCAAGAAGAATACATAGAACCATTAAAAGCAACTGACAACTACGGAGTAGGATACTAGTATGGGATACTTCAGAGAACTACCAAACATAGAATATCAATCACCATTAATTGATAGAAACTCTTCTTTAGATTATGTTGAATCTAAAAATCTTTTTCGAAGAGTCAAAGTAAGAGCAGACTTTGAAAATGTTTATACTGCATTTAATCATTATACAATTCAAGAAGATACTAGACCAGATCAAGTTGCAGATGAATTATATGGATCGCCAGATTTAGATTGGGTTGTCTTAATTGCTGCAGGTATAACCAACATTAGAAATAATTGGCCTTTATCTAATAGACAACTTTCAGATTATGCATTAGATATTTACGGAACGGAAATAAATTCTGTAAAATTCTATGAAACAAAAGAAATTAAAGATTCAAAAGGAAGATTACTTGTTCCATCTGGAAAAGTAGTGGATAAAAATTATAAATTACCAAAACCTGAAGTGGATGATTTACCAACAAAATCTTATGTAAAATATTATGATGAATCTACAAATTCTTATCAAACAATTTATGACATAACTGTTCCAGTAACAAATCTTGAGTATGAGACAAGAAAAAATGATTCAAAAAGAGAAATTATAGTATTAAAAAAAGGATATTTAGAAATGTTCTTAAACGATATGAGAAATGAAATGAAGTATAAACCACTAGCATCTCAGTATGTTAATGATTATTTGAAGAGAGGAGAAAATTTAAGAATCACTTCCCCATAAGAGTTCTAGATTCTTATCAAACATCATTACATATCGGTGCTTGCGGGAGCGTTCTTTCCATTCTCCTGCAGCACCTTTAATTTTGCCTCTAGAGTGTTTAGTTCCGTCTGCAAAGTAGAAATCTTTCTTTGGGTCTGTAAGTCCACAATATTTAAAGTTACAAGCGCGATAGATTGTACCATGATGGAAATCACTATCAGCGTAAGAGATGATTGCTTTAACTTCAGTATCCTTCCGTAACTGTCTAATCGCTCTTGAAACAAACCAAGA